AATTGACGCGCCGGATGCTGACAAAATGGCCATGATCGGGCACACATCGATGGAAATGACCACACATTACACCCATACCGACCTGAAATCTGCCGTAAATATCGCCACACAGCTCTAATTTGCCCTCTTGATATTGTATGCAACAGCGTATGCAATAGACCAAAACAGACCAGTTTAGTCCGATTCATACCCGTACAATTTCATAAAGAAGCAGAAGAAAAGTACCGCAAAACATACGTTTTGCGGTACTTTTTTGGTCCGAGTGACTAGATTCGAACTAGCGGCCTCTTGAACCCCATTCATTCAGGATGTGTTGATTTTACAATAGAAATTTTGTTGTATCTGCAATAGATGTGCAATAGGAGTTAGCTGTTACGGAGCACAATCCCATGATAATACCCGGCCATCTTCGCCTCCGGGCCTCCGGCGTCCTTGTCCATGAGAAACGCTTTTGCCAGATCTGCATAGAACTCCGGTCGGTCTAGGCCATACTTTGCAGCTACACCGTAGTAGTCCGAGTACATCATGTTCATTGCCGCCCACCAGACGTAGGACTTCGCATGAACACCTGTGATGTTGGCCACGGCGTCCGTCTGGCTCATCGACCAGTGCGGGCCGGTCGTGCCGTCCTCGTTCTCCATGTGCGATACCCACTTTTCAGCATCCTCGCGGGTGAATTCTGTGTCCTCTCCGTCCTCGCGGCTCCCCATCTTGTGCAGCGCACAAATGGCATCCGCATACACCGTGACTTCTTCCGCGCGTCCAAGCGTCGCTGGGTGCTCCATGATCTCATGCAGCTGCTCTTTCAGCTGCTCAATGTAATATTCTTTTCCCATATCACGCCTCCTGTATGTATCTGTAAAGCTTATCGAGATCGCCCACGTCAAAGCGCAGCTCGCCAATGATCGGCACCGTGACCGGCAGCTTCTGCCCGTCAAAGCGCGGCCTTGCCGCATTATAGAGCCGTTCAAGATCGATGTTCCCGGCCTCGTCCATCACGCCCATCATCTGCACCGCCGGATTTTCACGCAGCTTGAGCAGCTGCGCCTTGCCGCCATCCATGATAAGCGCAAGCGCGATCCCGGCTCCAATGCCCTTGCCCAGCGGCAGATGGGGAATGATCTCATTGTCGGCGAATTTTGCCGCGCCTCGCATAGCCTGATCGATCGTTACCATAAGGATACCTCCGTGTTAAGATTGGGGCGGCTATTGCCGCCCCTTTTTGCTTAAGTCGTCGTGGTGGTCGTGGTCGGAGCCGTCCAGCTGTTATAACGCTGCATCGGTTCCGGGCAGACGTTGTTGATGGGGATCACCGTCTTGGTCAGGCCCGACAGCGTAGCCAGCTCGTTCTGCATACAGGACAGGTTCGCCACGGTCTGCGCGTTGACGACACGCTGCTGGCACAGCTGCTCTTCGATGCTGCGAAGTCGCCCATCCGTGTACTTGTACATTTCGAGCATCTTCTGATCCGTGTACGTGTTCGCATCGCGGAGCTTTACTTCCGTTTCCAGCTCTGCGATCCGTGCCGCCTGAGACGCCTCATAGCGGCTGACGAGATGATTGTCGCTGCCGCTTGCGGCCATCGCCGCCGCAGCCGGATTCGCGCCCCAGCCGCCGAACAGGTTGCTCAGCCCGCCGCCAAACACGCCGAGGCCCGTGCCGATCGCGCCGAGCGTCACACCGAGATTCCCCTTGCCGTTGCTTGCGTATTCCATAGAGTTTCCCTCCAAAAAAATGTAGTAAGCTGGCCAGCTCCTACGTTCAGTATGATGGAAAAGTCCGTCACGAAACAGCCAACGTCCGGGCCAGAAAAAGGCCAAAAAAGGCACAAAAAAGAGGCAGACACAGCGCATGCCGTGTCTGCCTGTTTACATGTGCGCGGAAAGTGCGTCCGTGCACCGCTTGATGATGTTTTTTGTACCGTTGAGGGAAAGCCCCGCGCGCTCTGCGATCTTCTCCTGCGTCCATCCGTCGCAGAGGTATCGCCGCATGATGTCGCGGTACGAATCCTTTAGAATCCATTCAGAGATCAAACGCTCCCACTCGCTGCGCGGCAAGTCTGGCCAGCCGCGCCGCATCGTTTAGCCTCCTTTGTGATTCAGGATCGGGACATTGCCCTTGTTCGACACTTCAAGATCCAGCGCCTTTGCGATGTCCCGAATTTTGATGTAATTCGTGCCGTCCTTCAAAATGCGTTCGACCTCGATCTCTTTTCCGTCAATGATCATCTTGCATTTGCTCACCATTTCGATTCTCTCCTTTACCATGTTCCTGAATCTGACAATGCCCTGCGGATCGTCCACCCAGTACTTCGGGCAGAGCTTCCCGGTCACGTCGTAGTGCCGGATGATATGATCGACCGGGATGTTATACTTCTCGCAGAGCATCGCGGCCAGATCGGCCGCATTGTCAATCGTCTTGGCCGTTGCCATTACGCGTCCATCCCGCTTCGCGTCGCACATCTCAATGCCAATAGAGTTGTAGTTCCGGCAGAATGGGTGTGTGTAGTGATACGCGCCGCAGTGGAAGGCTACATAGTCCTCCGGCACGGAGATCGTGATAGAATCATCGTCTACAAAAAAGTGCGCGCTTGCCACAGGATTGAGCGGCTGCTGGAAGTACTTGCCGTTGCTGGTGTCGGAATCACCGTCGTTGGCCGTGTAGTGCATGACAATCCACTCAATGTCCCCGCCGCGTTTCGTGCCGTAGTTGGCCCGATGGGCCAGCATCTTTTTAGTCGGTACCATCACTATCACCCTTCGCATCCATCGCGTCCTGTGCCTTCTGCGACTGCGTGCCGAAATAGAACGTGATTACCATCAGGAAGATCGTCAAGAAGTCTTTCCCAGTGATATCACCCCGCAGCGCCAGCACCGTAAACACCACCGTCAGCAGCAGCGTCACCAGCGACTTCACGCTCAGCAGATTCGACAGCCGTTTCATGATCTTTTCCATGTTATGTACTCCTTTCACGCTTCTACGATGTTGATACCGTACTGCTCCGCGCAGATATGCTCAATCTTGCAGCCGCGGGCGTTCTTCCAACCGGATGCGAAATACGCAACGTCAGCCGTCGCCAGCAGCTCCAAAGACCGACCGAGACACCAGAGCGCCGTGTTCTGCACGTCCGGGTGCGTCTCGAAATATGTATCAATAACTTCTATCTCATCCCCGACAATCTCCCTCGCGCACCGGAGTGCATCTTTGCGATCTGCAAGTATTTCTTCTTTGCTCTTGCCCTTCATGGGCTGAGAGATAAACAGTTTTTTCATAAGTAACTCCTTTCAGTCTTTCAGCACGATCTCCAAAAAACGTGCCTTTTCCTCTGCCGTATATGTTTCCGGCAGGCTCTTAACGTACTTGATTGCGTATTTACTTCTGTTCTCGTTCTTGGCCTTCCAGAGGTAAAACATCCCAATCGCCGTCGCAAATCCGATGACTGCCAACGTGACCTCCACGCTCAGCACGCCGAGCACATTCAGGATAATGCAAACGATGCTTGCTGCCGCGCTGCCAATCAGCAGCTTCTTCGAAGTCTCCATCACACGATCCCCGCATGAGCCAGCGCGAATCCGATCAGCGCCCCCACAATGGCCGTCACGGCCGCCTTTACCAGTGCCTCCCATTTCCCGCCCGGAATGGCCTTGAGGCTCTTCACGTCGTCCTTGATCTCGCTGACATTGGCTTCAATCGTCTCCTGCTTCGTCGCCAGCACCTCTACCGAGGTCGCCAGCTGATGCAGCGCCCGGTTGTCCTCCTCTAAATCATTGATGCGGTGCGTGTTGCTCTTGGATCGCTGGTCGATCTCCACGATCTTTGCCTGAATTCCATCGTCGTCCATCTCTTTTCTCCTTTATACTTCGGTAAAATACAGCCCCACCAGCTCATGAGGCAGGAACTGAAGCGTCACCTTGCCGCCCGGCTGCTCGCCCGTCCGTTCGCAGCGGTAGAGCTTGCCGTCCTCCGGGTCTGTGTAGTAAAGTCCGTAGGTGTACTCCATGCCCTTTGCGGCGGGGATAGGATCGTCCTGCGTGCCCGCGTGGGTCTCGTCGATGACGGTAAACAGCGCCGGGACTTTGTCCGGCTCCCAGCCCTCCTGTGTCGTGTGGGCCTGTGTCACGCGATAGAGCCTGTCTGCATAGACCAGCCGGTCGTTGACCTCCACGGACATTCCTGCCGCCCAGCGGTCATACAGCTCCTTTGCCTTCACGGCGTCCGCATCCGTCAGGCTGGCTGAAGCCTTGACGATATAGGGCCGCAGCGCCCGCGCCCTCTCTGTGTAGCTCATCATTCCGCCTCCCCAAGTAAAATTTTCGCCGCCAGTTCCGCGTCGGCCTTCTCCGCTCGTAGCGTTTCCGTCTCTGTCGGCCTTCCCATCATGACGGTCACGGTTCCATCCCGGTTGTCCGTGATACTCCCGGCAACCGAATAATCCGAGTTGTCAAAGGTCTGCGTCTCGGTTGTCGTTTCGCCCGTAGGTTGGCCCTTGTCATCAAAAACCGGATAGGTGTTGACCTGCTTGATACTCCACGCGAGGCCGTCTACAAACAGCCCCACAGCCTGATCGTGCGTCATTTCCAGCGTGATAGACTTCGTATCACGCCTGTCCCATTTTGGATTCTGCAATACCCCACTGATCTCAGCAGGGTATTCCACTTCATGAATAATAACGGATGTACTCATTTGTTCATCTCCTTCAATTTATTACGCTATGATCGTTCCGTCGTCAGAAACCAGCGTATCAGACGGAAGAATGAATACCGGACGGATGCCACAGTTGATGGATGGGTCGAGGGTGCTGTTATCGCCAGAGAGGGTGACGTACAACACATAATTGGTGAAGTTGTTGGTTGGCGAGCGGAGCCACCAATAGATGGCCGAGCCTCCCAGGTACGCAATACGCTTAGAGTTGCCACCAAAGCCTGCGGCGAAGTAGTCCAGCTTTGCTCCGTCCACCGGGAAGTGTTCGTTGTCGCTGGTCGTCCAGCCTACTTCGTAGCCAGACAGTAGGAAGATCTTCGCGGACAGGCCGTTCGCACCAGACGCAACCGCAGAACCGCCAGTGCCGTTGACATACGGAATCTTGACCTGCTTGATTGCGTTTTGGATGTTCGAGTCGAACATCGCAAGGAAGTAGCTGTTGAGGTACGAATGGATGGTGCTGTTTGCGTAGTCGTTGACATTCGAGCTGTTCCACTGGCGCGTCTCATAGACGTCCTTCATCAACAGCCAAGTACCATTGCACGAATCATCGTAGAGAGAACTCGGCAATCCTTGATGCACAATCAGGAAATCCCGAAGTGTCCCATTCACTGCAATTTTCACAGTGTTCTCGACCGGAAGCTCCGAAATCGGTATTCCGCTCAAAAGTGAAATGTCATACCCTGTCCCGCTGACGAGCGTCCGTCCCTTCTTCAATGAATAGCCCGTTCCACCAATCAATAGCCGCCCACCTTTTACATCATACAATGTGCCGTCGATGAGCACTTTATGTGTGCCCGCAATCTCAGGCCCTGCCGTGAACGTCCCAGAACCGGCGTTTTGGTAAAACACGCTGTTGACATCGTCCCACAATCCCACAAAGCCGGATGCGTTCTTGCACGGGATAAAGTCGCGTGCCAACGTCCCATTGTCATATATTTTACAAGAATAAACCTTGGCCTTTGTATAGTTGTCAACGCTACCACCAGTATTGCCAGCGCATATAAGTAAATTAACAGTAGATTCGAATGTGGATGCCGTGTTTGTCACAGACTCAGCGTCCAACGTACAAATATTACCATTCTTGGTTGCGTTGTGGTTTCCGCTCCAAGTTAAATTGCTAGAAAATGTAACCTGATTGCTGCCAAAATCAGAGCGCCACACTGCCGGGCTTCGATGCCCAGTAAATCCAAGAACATATTGTCCGGAACTGGACGAGGAGCGAGCACCAAATATTATCTGATGTTTACCCGTATTCTCTGTTAACTCAAAATCTATGACAACTTTGGTGTTATTGTTTGGCTTGAATCCAGTGTCAATGTACTGCGTTCCGCTCGACTGGATATATTCGCGCCGTTTATATCCGCTCGGTAAACTCATGCCCTCACCGCCTTAACCATACACAAGGCAGATCGCACCGTTGACCGAGGGCGTCTGCTCTGTGGCACTCAGGGCAATGCCCCGCGCCATATACGTCGTGTAGTTCGCGTCCGACGCATTGACATTCGTCGTGCGGTTCAGCCGGGTGTTGATCGATACGTTGTCCACATTCCCGAGGCCCACGTCCGACTTGGTCACCGCCTGCTTCGGGTGTACATGGTCACCCCGAGCATAGGCACTCTCCGAACCAGCCGAAGCCGTCCCCGGCGCCTTCGGGGTGGTGTTGGAGGCTGGAGCCACGGCCACGGCTCCATTAATCTGATCCCCAGCGGCATTGTGCGCCGTTGCACCTTCCAACAGGGCTTCCGGGGTAACGCTGTCTCCCGTCAGGTCGACCAGCGTGTTCCCCGCGAAATCGACTTTACTGACGCCCATATCAAACCTCCGCGGCCTTGCCAATGGTAACGGTCTTACCGCCAGCGGAATTGTCCGCCTCGTTATAATAGATGGCGTTGACGACCACCTGAGACAGATAATCATAGCCCTCATCCGGGATGACGGTCTGCGACGTGGTCAGCGGATCGACCGTCTTAGTCTGGACGGTGATGGCCTCGCCGCCGTAGGTGCCCTCGACGCCGAGGATGGTCACGCCCTTTTTGATGTTGGCCGCAATGATCTTCGCAGCCTCGTCGGGGTCGATGACGCACTTGCCGGAGCCGTCGTGATAGCCCAGCGGGACGATATACTCGCCATTGATCGTGCTGATCTTCGCGGCGACTGCGCCGTTGTTTGGCATTTCGCCCGTGATCATTGTGCCGCGCGCGCCTGCCGTCTTGCCGATGAGGATTTCCGACGCCTTGACCGTTGCGCCCGAGGTGTCGAGATCGAACGTGCAGGAGCCTGTGTGGATCTCGCCGTCCGGGCCGTGGAATTTGTAGCCGAGAAGGACTTTTCCGTCCGCGATGGTGTCGGCAGTCAGGTCGATCAGGACAGTGCCGCCGTAGATGATCTTGCTTTTACCCATTTTTATACCTCCGATGCAATATAAACTGTGTCCCCAGTGGGATTGGATGTTTCGTAATACGGAATCTTGGTGACGGTCACGTCCTTGTTGAGCGTCTTTCCGGCGGTCTCAAGGACAGTCGGCGCGTTGGCCTTTGGGATGACCGTGTATTCGCCCTCATAAGGCTCTCCACCGCCCGTGTGGACAATTTTGACGTTATCGATTGCAAATACAATGCTCGGCTTCCCGCCGATGTCAAAGTGAATCATTACAGCACCACCTTGCTGATGGAATCGCTCACGCGGATGCCCTCAATGCTGGTGCCGATGACAACCGGCTCCGCGCCGGTAAACTTGACGCGGATCTGGACGGCCTGAGAAGCGCTTTTGAACTGAAAGGTTTCCTCCTGCGTCAGAGGGAACAGGAAGTTTCCGTCTGTGTCCGTCGTGACCTCTCCGGGGTAGATTTTGCGCAGCTTCCCAACGATGAACTCGATCATCTCAATCTTGGATAGGTCGAGCGGCGCGCCGTCCTGCGTCCCAGTAAATACAATGGCGTACTGGTCGCCCTGCATGATTTTTAGGCTCATAGCTACCTCCTTACTTTGGCTTGCCGACCTTGCACAGCACCACATAGCTGCCGCTGACGCGGGCGATCAGGACGCGGTTGCCGGCAGCAAAGGTGACATCCGGATTGCAGCGGTAGTGCTTCGCAGTTGCCTCGGTCTGGCCGGGGAAGATCAGCGAGACGCCGTCCGTGTACTTTGCGCCGATCGTCGCCAGCGAGAGCAGCGGCGTTTCCTGCGTGCTCTCCAGCGTGGCCGCAAACAGATCCATCATGCAATCACCGTCCTTTTCGCTGTGTGCTGCATCATCTGGCCGGTGGCCATGGTCAGCGACCAGCCGGTCTCCTCGTAGATCCCGGCCAGTTCCGGGTCGTCGATGGAGATGATGTCCCCGACGCCGTGCCCCGGCTCGTTGAGTGTCTGAAATGTGATGGTTCGCGCGGCCAGCATGGACTCGTTCCGGGCGCGGTCTGCGGCGGCCTGAAGCTCATCTTGGCTCGCAATGTTGTCCACACGCTGCACATCCACGATGCGCATTTTTCGTTTGAACGTGGACGTGCTGGACGTCGGGGACTCGTTGACCGCCGTGGCCACCATGTCGGCATCGAGATCCGGATTGCTGCAGATTCGGACAAAGACGTTCGGCGCGTTGAAAATGTCCGTCTCGTCGTTGTGATCCGGCCCGATCGGCTGCGCGTGGACGACGTCGGTATCGGAATAGGCATGATCGATGCGGTCGGCGCTGGGCTGTTCATACGGCTCCAAATGCGCGATGCCGCTGCCGTCGAACCACACATCGCTGTAATTGATCTCGGCCAGAAGCTGATTGATGATGGCCAGATAGGTCGTACCGATCTCCCAATCCTCGCGGTCGGTCTGGAGCGTGGCTGTGGACGGAGCCGCAATGACCAGCCCGATCCCGGCCTCCGTGAGCATCTGGCGGATCTTCGTAATGTAGGACGTGCCGGCGGCGATGTGCAGGATGTTCTCCGTACGCTGGTTTTGCAGCCGCCAGCAGCGGTCGTATGCCTCGATCTGGACGACCGTGTTGTAGCGGTCGGTCGCGCGGCTCGGAGTGGCCGTCTGGAAGACACCCAGCGGCGTCTCCACGCCGTTCAGCCGCATGACGGGCTGCAGCTCGTCTGACAGAAGATCGACCGTGTCGGGGACGTAGAACCGCCCGGAGAAGCTGCCTTTGATCTCGGCGTCCTTGTTGACCATGATATTGGGATTGTCGCCGCTGCGCCAATGGAGCCGGGCAAACTCGGCTCCGTTGCGCAGGACGTTGACGTGGTAGGAGACGTCACGAATCAAGGTCGATCTCCTCCTTTCGGTCGATCTGCTCGATGGTGAAAGAATAGGTGCTGAAGAAATCATCGGAGCTCTCCGAAATGCTGGCCGGGTAGCCGATGGTCATGTTGCCCTCCGGCGTCTTGCAGCAGGTCAGGTGGCCGAGCAGCGCCCGCAGAGCCTGCCGCTCCGCGTCGTCCGCGCAGACGCAGGTGATCCGCAGCGCGCGGGACTTAAATTCGCTCCGCTCGGCGACCGGGTAGGTGTGCCCGGAGAGCTGGACATATTGGATGTCCTGGGACAGGCTCAGACCCGTGCTGCGGTGTGCCGAAGAATCATAGAGGAAGTGCAGCCACTCGCCGCGCTCCATGTCGTAGAGTCGGACTTTGTCTGTGCCGACCGTGACCTCCACGGCCTCGGACAGACTGTAATTGTCGCTGTTGTCGTAGCAGCCGCGCACCTGATAGCGCACACCACCAATGCTGGCTGCATCGGTGTAGCTCGGTTCCGTGACCTTTGCGATGGCCACGCCGTCCCGGTAGACCAGATAGTAGTCAAAGCTGCCCGGCGTCCAGCTGAGTGCCGCCTCGATGCCGCCCTCGGCGGTCAACGTGATCGTGCCGCCCGGTACGTTTGTGATTGGGAGCGCCGCCGTGCCCCACGGCGACCAGAAGCCGTATTCGTTCTGCACACGGACGCGCACCGTGTAGTTGCCATCGGCCAGATAAAACGGGGCTTTCCACATCTTTCCGGTTCCGAAGCGCGTGCCGGAGGCATAGACGCCGTCAATCTCGACTTGGTAGGCTTGCTGTTCATCCGACTGCCAGCGGATCTCCGGGCGCGGCGTCCTTGTCGTAACCTCAAGCGCCGGTTGCTGCGGTGCTCCGAGTGTGTAGATTCTGGCTGGGCTACTCCAATCGCTGGCGACGCCTGATAGGTTATATAGCCGCACACGCCATGTGTTTTCGCCGTTAGAAAAACTTCCAGCCGGAGCAGTGTACGAATGGACATTTTCGGTTAGAGTTGCAACAGTGACATAGTCAACGTCCGTCGCGGTTTTGATCTGCACATCAGCTTTTGTTGGAGTGACACCATAAGAACTATCGTTTCCCCAAGACAGCACCGTTTCGGATGTGTTATCGACAAAGATGTTGTCAGGGGTCAGGACAGTCGGAGAAATAATCGGTTCTGCCGTTTCATAGCGGACCATCGCCGTGAAACCTTGAACCGCCCTTGTGTTGTTCGAACTCCGATAATAGATGCCAATACCGTAAGACAATAGATTCAGTATTTGATTCCGGGTAAGGCTGTACCGTAACAGCGTAGTATACTCGTTGATGCCTGAAACGGTCGGCATGGAGAGAATATCCACGTTATCCCAAGTGGCAGAATCAAAAGGCACAGAATGTTCGAGAACTACAACGTGAGTAAAAGACGGGTAATCCTTTGCAGGAAGAGAAACATATAGCCATCCCCCCGTGACAAACGGCATGGTTGCTTCGGTATCTGGAACGAATCCACCCACAAGAAGTGCGTTTGTGGGCGTTAATGTCTGATTGCCGCTCTGCGTCGTTTGAATGGGGGTTGATGGAGTTTGCGAATCAATGAGCGCATATTTGCTTGCGGTATATCGAGCGTTTGCCGTTGCCATTTAAGTCCCTCCCATCCGAACCACTCTGCGGCGATCCTGCACGATGCGGAGGATGTCCTCAAACTCCCGCACCGTGTGGGCGTCGATCGTGATGTTGTAAGTATCGCCGCCGGTCTGACGCGTTTCCTGCGCGGTCAGGATGCGCGTGCCCTGCGGCAGGATCGCGGTCTCCGCGCCGTGCTCGCTCAGCAGCGTCCGCCCTCCGGGGAACCAGTCTGTGCCGCTGGCGTTCCTGCGCCACGACCCGGCATTTTTCCACGCCTCAAAGGTCCCTTGCGCCGTCCCAGCGGAAACCTCGCTGTTGTACATCGACCGCAGCTCCGCGTCCGTGTAGGTGCCCTCGGTGATCCAGCCCGCAGACTGCGAATAGCGGTAGCCGTTATAGGCACCGCTGGCACGCTGCATATTGCTGAGCTGACCGGAGCTGGCGTTCAGGCCGAGTGCAGTTCTGATCTTATCGCCGTTAAACGTAAACAGGCCGACAATAACGTTGGCCGTGTCTGCGATCAGAGCGACTGTCTGCGCGATCGGCTTCAGGGCCGCGGTCAGGGCCGGGAGCACCGCAGAGATCAGCGAGCCGAGCGGCTCCAGAAGCGCAACGGACGATTCGAGGATACTGCCAAAAGCATCGACCGCGCCGGACTCGACCAGCGCCTTGCCGACCTTCTGAATTAGCTCCCGGATGTCCTCCAGCGCCTTGGTCAGATACGGGGCAAACTCCGCAGCCATCTGATTCTTGACCGCATCCTGCGTCTTCTGCAGTCGCTGGAAACCATCATCCACTCCCTTGAGAGCTGTAAGGGCCTCGTTATCCAGAACATAGCCCATATCATGCGCCTCGTCGGCGTACTTTTTCAGCGCGCCGCTGCCTGCATCAATCAACGGGTTCAGCTCCTGCGCAGACTCGGACATGAGATCCATGGCCAGCGCGTCCCGCTCCGTGCGATTCTCCATCTGGCCGAGCGCGTCGATCGTGTCGTAAAAGACATCCTCCGCGCTGCGCAGGTTGCCGTTTGCGTCCGTGATGGACACACCGAGCTTGGCATAGGCTGCCGCCGTGGCCTCGTTGCCGTCCCGCGCCTCCTGCATCTTATTGGTGGTCTCTTTGAGACTGTCCCGGATGCGGTCGGACGAGACGCCGATCATCTCGGCGGCATAATCAAATTCTTGGATGGATTCCGCGGACTGACCGGTGACAGAGGACAGTTTCAGAATCTCGGCGGCAGCCGCCCCGGCCTCTTTGGAAATGTCGATGAGAGCCTTTTCAGCCTTAACCACCGCAGCAACTACAAGGGCGAGCCCAGTCACAGCCAAAGCCGCACCTGCATGGATGCCGTTGAGAGATTCCACGGCCTTCTGTGCGCCCTCCGGAAGCTGGATGCCGAACTTCCCGGCCACATCCGTCAGCGCGTCGCCAAGGCCGCGGACGACCTCGTCGTTGCCGGAGAACTCCTCCTTGAGATTGGAAAACAGCCCCTTGATGCCGCCGCCCTGTTCCTTGGTGTCGGACAGCGCCTTTTTCAGCTTTCCAAAGGCGGTCGTCGTGCCGTCTGTCTCTTTCTGGGCCTTTTGGAGCGCGTCCTCGTTGTCCTTTAATGCACGCTCCATCTTGACCAATTCGGCCTGTGCGTTGTTGAGCTGCGTTTTCCAGCGATTGGTGCGCTCATCGGCTTCGCCGTAGGCGGAGGCCGAGGACTGGAGCGCCTTTTCAATCTGCTCGATTTTTTCCTTCTGCGTCAGGATCGTGCGGTCGAGGATGTCATTTTTCTTGGTCAGCGCTTCGACGCTGTCCGCGTTATCCCGAAACTGCTCGGACGCGAGATTCAGCTCGGATTTCAGAACGTTCAGGCCGCTCTTGATCTCGGCCAGCGCAGCCTTGTATTCCCGCTCGCCGTCCAGTTTGATTTTTGAGTTGATACTCGGGGCAGCCATCAACCGCCACCTCCCATCAGATATGCCGACAACGACAAGCGGGCGGGCTTCTCCGTCTCCGCAGGAGACTCAGAAACGATACGCCGGCCCGGTGCGCCCATGAGCTTGAAAAACTCACGGTAAAGCGCTACGCACCGCGCCGGCGTCATTGTCCGCCAGAAAACGGCCTCGTCGTTATGCAGGACATTGATCCAGATATTCAGATACCAAGCGAAGTTCAGGCCGTCGCTGCCGCTTCCTTGGTCTCCACGTTTTTTGTTTCTTCTTCGGTCGACTCCGCCTCGTCATCGTCCGGAGCCAAGACCGCTGCGAACAGCAGGCCGAACACATCGCCCTGGATGCGGCGGAACTCCTTCCAGCTCACCGCACGGCCGATCTCGCGATCCGTGACGGAGAGATCCAGCCCGGCAGCGTTCGCGGCCTCGTTGACCAGCGCCGCGAGCAGCCGCGTGAAATTCCGGAAGGAGCGCTTTTCATCGAGCATTTCCTCCAGTTCGCCGGCCGCCTGAAGATCTGCCAGCACGTTGAAATTGCAGCAGAGCTGGAGCGTGTGGCCGCCATACTTAAACGGCAGCGTTTTCAAACGGAGATCCATGGTTTATCCTCCCTCCGTGACGACGGTCGGTTCCGTCGTGAAGCAGGCGTCGAGCCATGCAATGGCCTCGGCCTCGGTGTCAAACGATTTCCACTCCATCAAGTGGCCTGCGTCATCGACCAGCGCTTCGCCGGAGGTCGTCGGCGTCTGGAAGTTGATCTGCTCGCCCATGGTCTGGAGCGTTTTGCTGGGCGGGCCGAACAGCGTCTTGTGGACGAAGATGGCCGTGAACTTCTCTACGCCGTCGATCATATCCGGCGCGTAGAATCCGCTGCCGACGTACTGACCGGTCGAGGTCTTGCCGTAGGCCATGCTCTTTACCGTCGAGGGGGAGCTGGAGCCAACCGAACGGCTCAGCTCATACGCCTTGAAGAGCAGCTTCTGTGTCGCGTCCGGGATATACTTCACGCCCTGACTGACCGTCAGGCCTGTGACCTTCTTCATGTACTCGGCCAGCGCGGACTCGGCATAGAGACGCCCTTCCGCGAACTTGAGTTCGAGGTTTGCCGTCATTGCGTCGCCCATGGACATCGGCGTGTCATAACTGATTTTCTTCTGCGTTTTGTCGTAATTGTATTTCGCGACCTTCATGCCGCGAAGATCAAATTCAGGCATGTCATTCTCCTTTCAGAATGTCGGCAGCGACGTCGGACATTTTGTCGTTGGCCTGCTGCCAGGTGTTGTGTACCGCGGTCGACCAGTAATAGTCTGCCGGGATCTTGCCGCCGGTTCGCCGGCCGTAGTTCAGCACGAAACCCTTTGTGCCGTACCGCTGCCCACGTTTGTCCTTCCCGTGGATCGTGACGAACATATACGGGACGCCGTTTTTGTCCTTCCGGACGACGCGGGCTTTTGTGATATGCCGCAGCGTCTCACCGGTGCGCCGCTGTCGGCCGGGGCTGTTATGTCCGGACGCCACAAAGGCAGATTTTACAGAGGTCAGCATGACCTCGGAGCCGGCTGTCAGCATCCGCTTCACGTTCTCGTCGGTAAACAGATCGGCCTTATTCAGCTGCCGGATGGCCTCTTCAATGCCGTCGGTCTCCATCTGTGCCATCAGATCACCTCACAGGGAATGTCCGTGTAGTAGGTGGCTGTCTCGACGTCGTAGGAGTGCTCCGGCATCTGCATCGCGATATGCGCATCCGCCAAAGCCTTTGAGACTTCGGCGGGGAGCGTATCATCTTCGGTTTGCGTGGCCACGGTCACAACGGCCTGATAGATCGTGGCGAATGGGCGGCCGCTGGCGTAGGCGTAGCGCTCGCCGGTCGGCGTCCAGACCAGATAGCGGAGCAGCTGCGCACCATCGTCCGTTGTCTCTGGGGCCTGTACCTTGTAGACCGCATCCGGCAGGACGGTCTTGAGCGCGTTTTCAATTTTGGAATAGCTCATATTTCCCCTCCGGTTCCGCAAGGCTTAACGTGTTGATGTCTAGGCCGTCGGCGTCCTGTTCGCGCTGCGCCTGGTCAATGCGATAGACGTGGCCGTCCTCCAGTGTGCAGTATTGGTCAGCCTCGATCGGCGCGTCGAATACGCTGCGCGGCATGGACACCATGCGCACGAGCTTCTGCCCGGCCTGCTTCCCGGCGTAAAACCGGGAGGCGTACACCGTGCGCTCGCAGTAAAAGTGCTGGCTGACGGCCTTGAGCTTGCGCACGGCAGGAGACCGACCAGGGAGCAGCGTGTAGATCGTCAAAATCTTGTCGTAGATCATCCGCCGTCCCTCATTTTCTCGTGGCACAGCCGATCCTTGATCATGATGTCAAGATTCCGGGGGAGTGCCGCCCGCTCGGTGTTGCCGCGGGCACGATACATCCACGCGGCCACGGAGCCGACCAGCATGTCATCCTCGTCGCTGTCGTCCGCCAGCGTGATGCCGCGCCGGCGGACAAAGGATTCGGCTGTGGTCAGCAGACCGCGCATATAAAGCTCCTGTTGATCAGCGCACGACAAAATGCCAAGATCAACCTTCATGTAAGTCAGACGCAGGTCTGCTGACATTCCACAGCCCCCTCTCTTACGCCTTGGCGGTCACGCTGCCGGAGCCAACGGCCACGGCCTTGCCGTCCGCGTTGACCTCAACGACGGTGATGGTCGCGCCGGTCGTGGCGCTCTTGATGGTTTTATTTGCGGGCAGATCTGTCCAGCTCTTATCGACGGTCTCGCCGTTCGCTACAGGCACGGCCTGACCGCCGACCTGATACTTCAGCGTGCCGGAGCCGTTGCCAGCCACCGTCACGGTGCTGTCGCCGGACGCGCCGGTGCCGGCTGCCGTCGTCACGATCAAAGTGCCAATTGCAGTGTTAGCGAGGTCCTTGCCGAAAGTCGTGGTCGTGGTCGGGGCCACATTGCCGTAGTTGACGACCACAAACGCCTCACCGATGGCCGGCTTGCCGTCGCGGCGCTGCAGGCCCTTATAGCAGGTCTGATTCTGAAGCCACCGCACATTTGTATTGGATTCGATCAGCGTGCCCTCGCGCTCGACCGAGCGATAGAGACTCAGGAAACCGCCTGCAATCTCATTGTCCGGCATGACTTCCCACTCGACGATCACACCGCCGACGACCGGCATGGTGTTGTTGACGCCTGCAACCATGGCCGCAGCGGAGTTGTAGGCCAGCGCGCGGGACATCAGGTCGAGATGTGTCTTGCGATTCATGGCCCAGACGACCGTACCGTTGGAGTAGTCCGGCTTGGCCACAGCCAGCGCCGCGACCAGCGGCTGGAAGAACTCGACGCCAGTCTTGGCGGAGAGGTCGAGTTTCAGAATGTGGCTGGTATGCAGGTCGGTAAAATCGCCCTGCTGCGCGCCCCACCATGCGGGCTTCGCGGTTGCGGCCAGACGGGTCAGGATGCCAACAGGCATCTTTTCGCCGGTGCCGAACCAGATGGACTTATCGATCGCTTTTGCGAGCGAGGATGCGAGTGCCTGAAGGATGGTCGATGCAAGCTGCAGATCACTGTCATCCATCAGCAGGGAGTTCGGGACAGCCATATAGCCGCCGACCATGTAGCCATCCATCGTCAGCTGCCAGAAGTCAATGTCGAGCTCGTTGAGCGCGTCGGTCATTTCGGTCCAGATGGCCTCCGGTGCAACACCGGCAACGTTCTGGCGCGTGGTGCCGCGGAAGCTCGTGGTGAAGCAATAGCGCAGGAACTTGGATTCCTGATAGGTCAGATCGCGCAGAATCGGCAGAAAACCTTCAGGGATGCCGAGTTCGCCGCCGTTTACGCTGCGCTGCTGACTGCGCGCCTCGCGGACGCGCTGCAGGAATTCTTTGACGGCGGGCTGCGCCAGCAGCGCGTCGCGCTCCTGATAGGTGAGGCCGAACCAACGGCGCTCCGGGTTGTTGATAGGCATGGAATGATTACTCCTTTCGGTGTTGGTGGTTCCGGTCGGCGCTGCCGCCGGGGGATCAGATGCGGGCGGCGTCTGTGCTTCTTCCAGACTGCGGATTTCTTCGTTGATCTCGTTGATCCGTTCCTGCACACGGGTGATGTCCGCGGCGTTCGCGCTGCGCTCCTGCTCAAAAGCATTCACAGCGGCCTCAACGACGCTGCGCTCCTCATCGGTCTGCGCCTCGGCGATGTCATGCTCCAGCTCCGCTTCGCGGGCCGCGAAGGCATCGCGCGTGGTTTCGAGCGTCTGAAGCTCAGTCTGCAGCGGTGCAAGACGGCTCCGCAGCAGCAAAACTTTTAATGCCATTTACTGTGTACCTCCCAGTTTCTTTTTCATGTTGCTGCGCCAGGCCTCGGCGCGGCGCTTTTCGATTTCAGCCAGATCCTGCTTGCGGGCGCTGACGGACGTTTCCGTGTAGGCCGGGAACGTACAGACAGACACTTCGTAGAGAGGATCGACCTCTTCGATTTCCCAGCGGCATTTTCCACCGCCGAGATCCACAAAGGTTTCGCGTTTGATGTCAAATCCAAACGAGCACTGGTCAACGTCACCCCGCTGGACGCGGGCGTAGAGGTTCATGGCGTCAACGTCGTCCCGATTGATTCTGATGCTGCCCCAGAGGCCCCGCTCATCCTGCCGCAGCGCCAGCGTGCCGGCCTTCGTCCGGCCGAGCACAAGACTGGAATCGTGGTTGATGAGCGCCCGGACATCTCCGGAGACGGAATTGGTAAAAGCGCCCGGCTTTACGATCTCGCTCGCGCCTTCCCAAAGCGGGTATTCGCTGTTAAAGACGGAGAAATAGCCTTCGATGAACAAATCATCGTTGGCCGAGCGCGTCTGGAACTGCTGGGCTACGCAGCGCACCTGCCGCTGCTGGCGTTCATTCGGCATTGCCGTCGCCTCCTTCTAGTTTTTTCTGATTGCCGATCATACCGCGAGGGATGTAGTTTTCGAGGATGACCAGCTCGTTCAGGCCCTTGCGCGGGCTGAGGCCGAGCCAATCGCGGGCCTCGTTGCCGTCCATTAAACCGCGGATGTACTGCTCGTCGGCCACGCTGGCCAGCTCCTGCAGCGTGTAGCTGTAAAGCCGGCGTGTGGACATCTGGAAATACATCTCCTCAGAGATCAGCAGTTTTCGCGTCAGTTCCTGGCAGATGATGTTGGAGATCGTGACTGCCGTGGTGCGGATCATGTGGTTGTGCTCCGCATCGGAATAACTGCCGACGCCAACCATATACGGCGTCACACCGACCAAGGAAGCAACCTCGCGTTTGTCCAGTTCCACGCTGTCCTTGATGGCGAGATCCGTCAAGCTCAGAGGTTTGACCTGCTGCACCTCCATCAGCTCTGCCGGGATCACCCACGGCTCGCCTGCAGAGCTGCCGGACATATACTGGTCGACCAGCCGTTTGCGGCCTGCTTCGTCGGCAAATTCATCGGCCAGCGCATCCACCTTGACAATCACGCTCGGCTTCCACTTGTCGGACATAAAGCCCTTTTTCGTGGCGGACGCCTGCCGGAGATTCGCGGTCACATCCCGGAGACTGATCCGCAGGCCGATTCCCTGCCAGGGCCGTGCCGGGTCGGGCCAGCGTTTGAAATGGAGCACGCTGTCGGACGCATAGCGCCGTCCCTGCCACATGACATAGTAGGTCAGGCCGTTATCGTCGCTCAGCGCATACGCGCCTGGCATCGGCTCCAGCTCGCTCAGGAGGCCACGCTCCGTGTGCGGCAGGAGGAAGGCACTTCCGGTCGAGGTCGTCAGCATCGTCCAGACGATCCAGGAGATCAGATCCTTGCGCGTCCCGTGCTGCCACGGGGAAATGTCCATGAAGCGCGCCAGCTGATTGCGGACACGGACATCGCCGTCGTCGGTGTTCCGCATGAGCTGGATCGTAGCGTTCGAGATGATATCAGCGAGGCCGCCGATGGCGGCAAGCACATCCGGACTGTCAATTAACCGGGTATAACCGGAAACGGCCAACGTATCAGCGTCGATCGCGCCGATCATCCATTTTTGCAGCGCTGGGTCCATCCCTCTGCGCTGCGGCTTCACTCTCAATCTGCATCACCGTCCTTGTCTTTCTTGTCATACCAGCCTGCCGCCTTGTTGCTGGCGGTCAAGTCTTCGAGATAAGCGCAAACCGCGAACACCGAGGCATCAAAAAGGTCGATGCGGAGGTTTGGCTCGATTTTTTGGTACATGACCATGTCGTCGGCTTTCTCGATGCCGGCGACATTCTGCACGCAGTACTCATAGGGTTCGGCGTGCATGTAGTAGAGCGTGCCTTTCTTGGCGCTGGCCTCCAGGTAGCGGAAACCTTCGGATTTCCGTGTGAACAGCTGCGGCTGATCCTTGATGGGGAAGCGTTCCTTCTGCATCTCGACGAAGTATTCGCGGCAGAATTTTCGGTCGTGTCCGATGCGGCGGATCTTAAACCCATCGGCGCGCAGTTTTTTGTACCATTGCACCACATCGTGGTGATTTGTGACCTTGTCGTTGGTCATGTCCAGCCAGCCGTCCTCCTGCCAGCCGAACAGCGGGATTTGATCCTGCTGAGCCTTGACGATGGCGGCCGGCCGCGGGAACCATGCGTGCGGAATGATAATGTCCACGCCCTTGTAGTGCCCGAAGAGGCATCCGGCGGTCAGGTCGTGCAGCTTCGAAAGGTCCGTGCCGCCGTACCAGCGGATGGGCAGCTTCGCAAGCTGCCGATAGCTCCAACTGTATCGCTCGTCGCTCTTGCGGAACTCCTGAATGTCAAACCATGCCTTGATGGCGTTCGTTGTGACGTTCAGCGATTTATTGAGGAACTCTGGCCGGAGCGCCGGGTTTTCGGCGGCCATGGCTGCGTCGTTGATCATGTCCTGCGGGCGGATGGAGTAGCCCCAGCCCGGCGAGGCAGCTTTCAGCACAGCCGGATCATGCAGGTCAACGTCGCCGTTTTCCAGTGTCGGCGCAGAGCAGAGGAAGCAGAAGATGCTGTCCGCTGCGTTACCTGTGACGGTCCCACGCAGGATCTTCCGGCAATAGTCCAGATGACCGAGCAAAAAGCCTCTGGCATTCGGACCGTTGGATGAGATCACGATGACGAGCTTGTTTGTGTATGCCTTCGTCGCGTCCTTCAAGATCTGATACTGCTGCGGGCTTTTGTAGGTGTGCGCTTCGTCCGCGATGACGATGTTGCAGTTAAAGGAGTCCTGCTTATCGGGATTCGCGGCCAGCGCATCGATGGAGACCATGCCGCTACCGATATCGCCGGAGATCGACCGCTCGGCATTGTTGTCGATGACGCGCAGCCCCTGCACAGGATCGTCGTCCGTCGTAATTTGCAAACGAGCCAGGTTGTATTTGAGGAAATTGAAAACCTCTTTCGTCTGCCTAAGCGCACCGCCTACGGCATAAACCTTGGAACCGCTGGCTCGTTCATGCAGCGCCAGCGCAAACGCGAGCGCTGCAGCAAAGGTCGTCTTGATGTTTTTCCTAGGGATGAAGTCAACAGCCTCCTTGAAGCGCCGGATGTTTGTCCCTGGGGTATAGAAGCCGAGAAGGTTGTAGACGATGAACTTGTGATAAGGGAGAAGCAGGAACGGCGTGCCGCGCAACGGCGTTGCGTCCAAAAATTCTCCCTGCTGGTGGCAAAGCATCGTCTCGATGATGGCGATAATGTCGTTGGCCGGTTCCGTGCGGAACTCCCATTTTCCACGGTCGAGGTCTGCAACGTATCGCTTGCAGGCGAGCACAGCATCCTCGCACAACCCGGACTCTCCGGACAGGACGGATTCCACGAAGGAGTCCACCTCGCGCTGATACTGCGGGCCGTGCTCAACAGCGTGGTCGTGCGCTGCGGCAAGCATTTGCTCGATCTTGCTGTTGCCGAGGGCAGAGGGCTGAAGCTTCGACCTTGCCTTATTCAGGCCGGTCGGCGTCAGGCCGAGCTGATTGCGGAGTGACTGCACCGTCGCGCGCAGGTCTTCGACCGCCGTCCAGTATGGGCTTTTGGCCGTGTACTCCGCGCCGGTCTTGTTGACCATTGTGCAGATCCGCTGCCCACCCTGCTTTTTCCACTCTTTCTCTGCGCGGGAGAGTTCGCGTTCCGTCTTGGCCAGCTGCTTGATCGTCGGCTCAAATATCTCGTTGTAGGTTCCGACCAGCTCCATGTCCTTCCGGATCATGTCCTCTCTGGCCAAGTGCTCACCTCCCGCATGCCGGAGACTCTGCCAGGCCCGGCGGCTCCGGGCCCAGTTAGGAGGATCTGAGAAGGCAATGGCGGCGTTCCCAATGTCGCTGCTGCCCGGCACAGCCTCCGGCGTTTCGCGCAGGCGCGTCGTTTGCGCCCGCACTGCATGATTCAATTTTCGCGCGCACCCGCGCGCCTCGGACCTCTTGCTTTACCCCCTCCGCCCGTTTTCCCGCCGTCGGAAAAGGGGGCCCACTCCGGTGCTTTGGTCAGAACGGCGGCGGCGCATCAGGAGGGGGGATCACTCGCCGCTGCCACGCGAGGCCGCGATCGGTCAGCTTGCCAGTCACGCGGTCGTGGAAGCTGTTGTGCGCTGCCTGACTCACAGCGATCAGATTCCAGCCGCACCATTGCCAGCCAGGGAAATCTTCCACCGGGTAGACGTGATGGGCAACGGTCGCCAGCTCGTTCCCGCCGAACCTTGCGGCCTCTCGGCATCGGTACTTGTCACGCCGGAGCACCGCGTCGCGCAGGTGCAGCCAGCGTTTGCTTTTGTAATCCATGGACAAACAAAAAGCGCCATGACCTCACGACGGAGATCATGGCGCTCATGCCATCCGGCTATCACCTCGGGTGCAAAACAAAAGCGCCAAACGATTCTCCGTTTTCACGGTCAAATCATTTGGCGCTGGCACTAACTCGATGGTTTTGGCTCTGGCTCATATTCACGATCGACTCTCGCTTGCACAGCTTGCAGTACAGCGGGAAGTCTGTCAGCACGGTCGTCGGCCGCACACGCTGCTGCGTCGGCCGCCCGCACAACGGGCAAATCAACTTCCCGTCTGCTGACACTAACAGTATATCACGCCGTTTCTCAGATTGCAAGTCCTTTTGTCGCTCCTTCCCAGTATTTATATATTGTTTCAAGTCAAAATATAGATATTAAGTTTGTAAAGCCGGGATTTCGAAATCGTAGGTCACAAAGGTTCCGTAACAGTTTTCGATACGTTCCGGGAACTTTCCACCCTCGAAGGCCGAAGCGCCTGGCGGCGGCGAGTAGTGCTCGCCCGGTGCAAGTTCGATGTCGTGCCGCTCCGGCTGTACCAGCCCGATACTCGGCGTCCACATCCGAGCGCCGACCCGGAGTTTGCCGGTCTTGCGCGGCTCCTTGGTCATGTACTGCGCGACGGCGCGATAGCCGCCGAACTCCTCAATGGTCTGCACATCGACAAAGCCCTTGCCCCACAGTTCACGGAATAGAGCGATGTCGTTGCCCGGCGCGCGCTTGGTCACGAAATGGTGATGGATGCGATGATCTCCGTGCAGACCCTCCATGACGTACACATAATCAAACGGAAGATCTTCCGCCCGGCGCGCCTGCCGCAGCCTGCGGAAGTAGGCCGGCTGATTCTTCCGGGCCGATTCATAATTCGGCGGGAGGAAGTCCTCGTCATAGGTCAGCGTCACGAACCAATCATCCAGTGCAAAGTTCGCGTAAAGCAGAAATTCCAAACGCATGCAGGCGGTCTTGATGTTTACAGCCTCCCGTACAAGGCTCGTCTCAAATTGCCGCGACGCCCGTGTCCGCTTTTGCTGCGGAGCCGCGGCCAGCTCAATGGCTCGGAACCGCGTCCCGGCCTGAAGCTCTATCACTCGACTGATGTTATCATCCCTTTCTTTGTGTGCCAGCCCGGAGATCCGGGCTGGCTATATCATCCGGCTGATCCTCCCCGCCACGGCAATGGCATCCCGCGCGGGCAAAAGTCCAAATCATTTATAGTTCATCCGGATTGATACCAAATGCTTTAAGCACTGTGCCGGGAACGCTATGTCGGTTGCGAAGGATTTGCAAGTACAGCAGCGGCTTCAATGCGAGGTAGAGACATTCGTAGTTTGTGCAATTGTACACTTTGTGCGCAAAGCGCATAGCTTGGTTTGCTTCGTTCCTGGTGGCTCCGCAGGCCATCAGCAATTTACAGCATCTCTTCCGCGTCATCTTCATAAACCTTCGTTTCTTCCGATTGCAGCGCGTCCAGCACCGCTTTCGAGCGGCGATACAGGCTCCGCGCCTTGAGCCAGACAACAACTGTCTCTTATACACATCTGACGCTGCCGACGAATAGAGAGG